GTTTCATAGAGCCGGACATAGGGGTAAAAGTCGCTGGGATCTACGGTCGGCGGGAGTTTCAGGCCAACAGTCTTTCCATCCTTATCGCGGGCCAGTGCTCCGTACGACACCACAAGTCGCCGCTTCACGGCATCTTCGCTCTCTCCGGTTTCCGCAGAAATTTTGTTGCACAGAACGTGGAAATACGCATTTGCTGACAGGCTGCGCTTCTCCCTGTGCTTTTTGATTTCCACGTCCAGAACCGGCTCCAGATGCAGCTTGTCCCAGATTTCTCGGAAGTCGCCGTTGAGTTCCAATGTGACACGCTGCTTTCCGCCAAGGGTAAGAGCCATATCCACCAGCCGCCCGGTCATGTTGTATCCTCCTTGTCCTGATGGCAGTGCATATAGATGTACGCACTGTTTGACCCCATGTTGGCATAGAGCCAATCATTGATTTTTGCCACGCTCATGTGGTCACGCAAGACACGTTTTTCATAGATATACTCACCAGTCAGCTTTTTCTCAGCGATTTTTGCCTGAATCTCCTCGTCCTCGTAGTTGGCTTCGACCATGTAGAGGTCATAGTTCGGAGCGGCTATACCGTTCAGATTGTTCATGTCGGTGCAGTAGAACAGCTTTCCGGCGGGGAGCCAGACCTTCCATCCGCAGTTCGGAACATTGTGCTTCACCATGTTCGGAATGACATTGCAGATGCCGTAACCGTACATAGTTCCCGGTGTCAAAACATCAATCTGGGAAATTGGCACCCCTGCATCCACCAGCGGTCTGCACAACCAGTCGCAGCAGGCGAATCGCAGTGTTGGGCGATTGGATGCCAGTAGTCGAAGCGTTGACGGCTGGAAGTGGTCACAGTGGATGTGGGTCAAGAGAACCAGCTTCAGAGTTTTCCATTCTGCGGCCAAAGCCTTGAACGGAACACCGCAGTCAATCAGAATCTCATGCTCAATCACCACGGCGTTTCCCTTGCTGCCTGTTGCGATGATGTTGTAGCTGATCATAACGAGCTGAGGTCAACAACCTCTTCGACGGCAGTGGGCTCGCCCTGCGAAATATCACCGTGCGGCAAGGCCTGTCCTGCGTCCACTTCGGGCTTTCCAGTATGAAGTTCTGGCTGCTCCTGTGCGTCAGACATGACCTCCTGCGTAGTAAGGATTTCGCCATTATCTGCTACCGCTGCCACGGCATTATCGCTTTCCAAAGCCTTGGTCATTTCGATGCTCATAACACCCCAGCGAGAAATAAGCTGTCGAAGCATGGTTTTCTTTGCCATGTCATCGAACGACTTATACCAAAAGGACGAATACTTCCACATTTCGCTCTCCGGGATTTTGCCAGCCAGCAATTCCTCGTACTTCTGCCGACTGAACGCCTTGGAGTAGGTATCTGCGTGGTTCATCATTTTTTCTTTGGACCAGTACAGCACCTTGCGGAAACCGTTCATGTACTCAAAGTAAGCCATGTAGCCAACGGTAGGTAGCGCATCCCGCTGGTCATCGTCTTCGATGAACTGGAACTTGGGCTTGCCGGTCATCGAATCTTTGCCCAGATACTCGCCCTGCTTAATCTCGGTAACATCGAGATCCGCATACTGGCCGCTGCGCAGCGCCAGCTGGATGTAGCCCTTATATCCGAGGACGAACTGCGCATCGATCTTGTTTGCCTTGCGGTTCTTAAAGGGAACCAGATAATACTGGCCCAGCTGCGGAGAGGGGCTAAGGTTGAGGGATTCACCAAGCAGGGCACCCGCCAGAATCGTGCCGGCATCGCACTCCTGCAAAGCCGGATTGACCGCGACTGCTGAGGTGATGCTTGCCGTAAAGCGACGAACGCGGGCGGGGTCGCGCAGGGTGTTGGCAATCAAAGACTGATAGCCCTTAGTGGTTATCGCCACAGAAAACTTAGGCTTCTGCTGCGCTTGCAGCTGGTTGTTATACGTTGCCATATTCGATACCTTCCTTTTCAAGATAATTTTTCAGGCCGATAAGCTGCGCTTTCGTGCCCTTTGCGTAGAAGCGGGTCATCAGAATGGGCTCCGGCTTGGGCTGCGAGACCGGTTCGACATCGGGCTGCACAGGCATTTCCGGGTCTACTGAAATTTCCTGCACTGGTTCAGGCTGCGTCTGGGCTGCTGCGGCAGCAGCGGCGCGAACTTTTTCTGCCGCAGCTTCACGTTCTGCCTGCCTGACACGGCGTTCTTCTTCCATCCGCCGCTGCTCTTCGAGAGCCTTGTGACGGTTATCCACAACTTTAATCGCTGTGGGCAGGTCGAGGTTCTTCCGGTATTCCACCATGACCTCCGCAGAACTTTCCATAGCGTCGATTGCAGTAACATCGGACACGATGCCATCCACAAACGCCTTTGCCTGTTTTTTCAGGGCAGTGACGCTGTCGCTCATGTTGACTTTCGGCCGGTAGGTCAAGTCATCCATCCAGTCAATACCCGCAGCCGCCACCAACTCGTTGTAATACTCCTGAACAACATCCGTCTTCTGCGCCACGATGCCGGAAGTAACGTCCGTGATTTTACGCTTCAGTTCTGTGTCTGCGGTCTGGAACGGCACCGTCACACACTCACGATAAACCTTTTCAAACTCGGTATACGGTTCAAGGATTTTTTCCTTGACAGCAATGCGCTGGGCTTCGTATTCCTTGAATTCCTTGGTCAGCTGTGCGCGAGCATCCTTGACGCTTTTATAAGTCTGCTCTGTGCAGACCAGCGAGAGCGCGTCAGCCGTGCGCTGCTCGATGTCAGCTTTTACGCTGTGCAGCCGCTCAACGATGATAGGCAACTGCTGCAGTTCGATAACCTGCAATGCGGTTTCCTGTGCCATGTGGCATCCTCCTTTTACTTTCCAAAAATGATGGTTTTCCCAGTGTCCTTATTCAGGAGCACCATGCCGTTCGGGATATCCCGAACCCAGAGATATGCGGTGCAGTCCCAACCGGCAGCAGAGAGGGCTTCCTTCTGGCGGCGGGTCAATTTCTTGGCTTTCAAAAAATCACCCCCTCCTCGGCCTTATTGACAGCGATATTCAACGTGATG